GATCCCCCAGGATATCATTGGCAACAGATGACAGATCCACAAACTGGCCAAAGCAAAATGGCCTTGATACCAAACTAAAGGAAATTATGAAATCGTTATTGTTAGCATTATTAGTAGTAACAGGGGCCGCACAAGCTTCTAACAACTGGACCGGACTAGCTGGTCCAGTGACCAATTCCACTGGATTATGCTGGAGAAACAGTGCATGGACACCGGCCACAGCCGAAACCAACTGCGACGGAGCCACACAGCCAGCGATCACAAAATCTGCCGAGCCTGTTGTTGTGCCCAAAGTTGAAAAATCAGTCGCAATCGTGCAATTGCCTCCAGTGACATATTTGGCACAGTCCTTGTTCGATTTTGACCGTGCCGTGATCAAACCACAAGGTCTTCACACTCTTGATCAATTGGTAAAACGGTTAAAATCGGTCCATGTTGACAGCGTGATCGTGGTGGGACACACCGACAGTGTGGGCACCGATGCTTACAACATGCGATTGGGGCAACGACGAGCTCGAGCAGTGGCTGATTATCTGATCGGGCAAGGCATAGAGGCCAATCGTGTGTTTGCTGACAGCAAAGGCGAACGCGAGCCAGCTAGCACCAACAGCACAGCATATGGTCGTTCCATGAATCGACGAGTGGTTGTAGAAGTCTACGGAACAGCCGACTGATGGCCTATTCAGAAAAGTTACTCGATCATTATGAGAATCCACGCAATGTGGGTTCTTTTGCCAAAGACGAGGAAGGCATAGGCACCTGAATTAAAAAACGTGTATAATCTTAATATAGGCATTTATAAATGACCACATACAGGTACTCCAAGACTAAATACTTATATGAAAAGCAAGTATGGTTTAATTAAAAAATGTCTTCATTGTAACCAAGATTTTGAAACAAAACCTAGATACTTAGAGTATTGTTCAACTCCTTGTAAAAATCCAATCAATCGTCCTGGAAACACTGCTTGGAATAAAGGTATTAAACTTACTAACGAACAAAAGTCTAAATTAAATATCGAAGGTCTTAAAAAAGGACACGGTTGGAATAAAGGTTTACCAAACAAAAGACAGAGTCAAAAATGGAAAGAAAATAATCCTAATGCAGACGGCAAATTAAATAATCTAAGAACTAAAAAACCTTGTAACGATGCTCTCAAACTTTATCGAGGAAAAGTTCGTTATGCTACATATAGAACTATTAAAGAAATGAAAGTTAATAATGAGTGGGTTCCTGTGTTTGGCAAATATAAACATAGTTGGCAAATAGATCATATCATTCCTATAGTTCAAGGGTTTGAATTGGGAATAGATCCCTATTTACTTGGTAGTAAAAAAAATATACAATTTATTAAAGGTGAAGAAAACAGATCCAAGTGGGATAGTTTTCAAACTAACGATGTAATAGAGTCAATAACAGGAGAAACATATGGCTTATAGTGATGCTGTTTTGGATCATTACGAAAATCCAAGAAATGTGGGATCGTTTAAGAAGGGTGACGAGGGTGTTGGAGTTGGACTTGTGGGGGCACCTAGTTGTGGAGATGTTTTACAGTTAAGTATAAAGGTAAATGATGTTGGAATTATTACAGACGCCCGGTTTAAAACTTACGGCTGTTTAACTAGTAATGCTCCTGTTAATACTCCAACCTGCATTAAAAAAATAAAAGATTTAAAAATCGGCGACGAGGTGTTGGCCTGGAACGGTGAAAAAATTGTTAATCAAAAAATACAAAATATAATTAAACATTCGGTTGATGTTGATGAGTTGTTGATTATTACTTTTAAACGCGAGACGAGTAGAAAAAATACCAATCCTGGCACCTTCTCATTAATTTGCACAAAAGAACATATATTTTGGAATGCCGATAATACACCAGTAGAAGCACAACAACTACAAGTAGGTCAAGAGTTGTATGAAATAACCGAACACGAGTTACGAATTCTTACAAATAATAGACATCGCACAGAACTCAAACAAAAAAATAGCAATAGAATGAAAGAATGGAATCAAATTTTTGATCATTCAGTATTACCACAAAATCAATCCGGGTATGTGTGTAAAGATTTAGAAACCAAAAAGAAAAAATCTAGGATTGCTTCTTTAAAAAATTGGAAAGATTCTGATTATGTCAAAAAATGGCAACAGGGAATGGCACGAAGAGATTGGTCTAAACCTACTAGTATTGAACAAAAATATATTGATTTATTTGAAGAAAACAATGTAGCAATAAAATGGAGTGCTGGAAAGATATGGATTCAAACTGATGCAGGACCAGCAAGCCCAGATTTTATTGTTCCTGGTAAGAAAAAATGCATAGAAGTGTATACAAAGCGTATGCCCAAATTCATGCAAGATAGGTCAGAAGAATCAAATTATGTAGTGAATCGTCGCAAACAGTTGGCCACAGCCGGCTACGATTCATTATTTTTAGCAATAGAAGATATTGATAAATCATTGTCAGAAGTGCAAAATTTCATTCATAACGGAATGAAAATTGTAGATGTTTCACCAATTACTCATTTAAATCAGTTACGCGGTTGTGAAAGAGATGGAAAATCAGTTGTGGTATATGATTTAAAATTAGAGGGTGGAGCTCATGTGTTTTTCTCTAACAGAGTTGGGTCACATAATTGTGGATCGGCTATTGCATCATCCAGTCTTATCACTGAATGGGTCAAAGGGAAAACACTGGACGAAGCAGGAAGCATTAAGAACAGCCAAATTGCTGAAGAGTTGGCGCTCCCGCCCGTCAAAATACATTGTAGCATATTGGCAGAATCCGCCATTACAGCGGCAATTGACGACTATAAGAAAAGACATAACCTAACATAGAACAAATAACTTTGCTAAATAAAGTTATGAATAGGTGTAAATGTGGTTGTGGAATATCACTTAGAAAAGATAATAGAACTGGATACCAAAAAGGTCATAAACCATGCCCTATTTGCGGTACACTGATAAAGGGCTCAAGTATAGAGTGCTGTTCAAAATCTTGCTCTGCTAAACTACACTGGCAAAGAAATCCAGATATGGCAGAATCTAGAACCTGGAATGCTGAACGATATGCTACTAGAGAACAGAATAGAGATACTTGGGTTAAAAACTTGTCAAATGCTTGCAAAGGTAGAACTCCTTGGAATAAAGATACGCAAGGATTACAAGTAGCGTGGAATAAAGGGTTACCTGGTAATTTTAAGGGAAAGAGGCACAGTTCTGATTATATTGAAAAAGTTAAAAAGACCAATCTTGAAAGATATGGTGTAGAAAATGTTGGACATTTTGCTAAAACTTCTCCTCGTAGTAAAAAAGAAAAATCTCTAGAAACAATTTTAATTGATTATGAGATCAATGTTAAAATTGGAAAATACAAACCAGATTATGTGAATGAATCAACTAAACACATAATAGAAATTTATGGTGATTACTGGCATTGTAATCCAAAATTATTCAATAAAGATTTTTATCATCCTCAGCTGAAAAAGACAGCCGAAGAAAAATGGTTATTAGATTTAACTAGACAACAGTATTTTGAATCTTTAGGATACACAGTAGAAATAATATGGGAAAGCGAATTAGATGATTACCGTAACCGACACGGCCAGTAAAAAGATTGCGCAGAATCTCCAACGCCGCGGACACGGTGTGGGTATCCGAGTGGGTGTGCGCACCACTGGGTGTTCGGGCTTGGCCTATGTGTTGGAATATATAGATGACATAACCAAGACTTCTGGGGCCATCGATCATGCTCATGACGATTTTGTCATAAGAATAGACCAACGTGATATTGCCTATCTCGAAGGCATGACCATAGACTATGTGCGTCAAGGACTCAACGAAGGATTTGAATTCGTGAATCCCAACGAACGGGATCGTTGCGGGTGTGGAGAAAGTTTTCGCGTATGAAAATCTGCATAGTAGGATTTCCTAGATCTAGAAGTAGTCTTCTTTTAGAAGCTATCGGAAATCATCATGGAATACCTATTTTGGGTCAAGACTTGGAACAGATTGTTAGCTTACCTAACATAGCCCCACACTCTGAGCAGTACATGAAATTGCTGGCTGGAATACTAACCAAACCGGTTGGAGTAATAAGATTACATCCTGCTCAGCTTGCATACAAAAAAATCATCTGCGAATTTGACCTGTTTAATTTTGAACAGTACACCCACATCTATCTAACTGCTAGACGGTGTATAGCAGATGCAATCAGCAGCAATTTGGTAGCCCGCCATCTAAATATGTGGAACTACAATCAAGATAATCCGTCTCTCGAATTTGTGGAGCCTATCGAACTAACCGAGCAATATCACAAAGATGTAAAACATTATGTGTATAGCGAGCATATTATGGCCGAATTACAATCGTATTTCTTGAATAAAAATATTAAATTCACACAGTTATACTATGAGGATATTCCAGAATTTGTTAGAGACAATCTTGGAAATACCGATGTGTCTCATGTGAAGACCAATTATCAATACAGTACCATAATTAAAAACTACAATAGCATAATGCAGTTATACCATATCTACAAAGAACAGTTACAACAGTTGACATTGACGCAGTGATAGTGTTATAATAACACAATGTACAATCCTCGATTCAATTACCAACCCATACCCAGAGAAACTGTGGATGGTCGACGCTTGTATGCCACACCCGATGGCGGTCGACTGCCCAGCGTGACTACCATACTGGAGGCCACCAAACCTGAAGAGAAACGCCAGGCATTGCAAAACTGGCGCAATCGTGTGGGGCATACACAGGCACAGGCCATCACGACTGAAGCGGCCAATAGAGGCACCAGGATGCACAAGTATCTGGAAGATTATACAAAAACAGGTGCCATTGCTGATCCTGGATCCAATCCTTATAGCCAACAAAGCCATACCATGGCACAGACTATTATAACAAACGGTCTGTGCCACGTGAGCGAGGTCTGGGGCTATGAGGTTCCGCTGTATTTTCCTGGCATCTATGCCGGAACCACGGATGCCGCTGGTCTACATCTGTATCAACCGAGCATTCTGGATTACAAGCAGACCAACAAGCCCAAACGACGTGAGTGGATTGAGGACTATTTCTTGCAACTGTGTGCCTACGCCGAAGCGCACAATGCAGTACATGGCACCGACATACAAAAAGGTGTGGTACTCATGTGTGTCAAACCCGAGATGGATGACCAAGGTAACTTGATCACTCAGCCGCAATATCAAGAATTTGTCATTGAGGGCGCCGAGTTTGAACTGTATCGCCAGCTATGGTGGCACAGGGTTGAACAGTACTATCTAGCGAATCACTGATTGACTGGGACACCGCCCAGCACTTCGTTGCCGTCAGCATCGATGTCATTGGGTATGTCGATCTGATTGCCGCCTCGGCTGGCCACGATTCCGGCACCTACCAGTTGTTGCATCAAAAAATGCACTTTCATTTCTAGAGTTCTCATCGCTGAATCTGGATCGATTCTTTCATCTCTTTCCCAATAGCCTGCCATACTGTCTCCTGTTTTGTCAGGATATTTAGCCCAAACTAAATACATCATAGACACAGAGGACAACAAATGGCCATAGTACAGATCAGTCAGATCACCAATCGAAAAGGTTTACAATCAGAATTGCCGCAACTGGCTGGTGCCGAGTTTGGATGGAGCACGGACACACGTCAGCTGTTTATCGGAAACGGTACCTTGCAAGACGGTGCTCCGGTCATTGGTAATACCGAGATCTTGACCGAATACAGCAACATAGGTGCTTTGTTTTCTTCCACACAGAGTCAGTTCACGCAAGGCAGTTACACCAGGATCAACGGTCAAACTGTGACCCTGTTGGACAACACTGGGTCCGCAACCACGTTGTTCACGATAGACACAGTGCGTACACCCACTTTCAGTTTCGATTATTCGATTGCTAGATCAGGAGCCTATCGCGTGGGGACTTGGCGAGCGGCCGCAGCCGGATCGGCCACGCTGGCAACTGTGGATTCGGGCACTGAGAACACCAGTACCGGAGTCACGCTTGCTATCACACAGAATCTCACTACCATAACAGTAAGCTACACTACCACCAGTACCGGCAACAACGCGATACTCAACTATTCTATCTACTACCTGGCCTGATGTGGTCCACCAGCTTTCCTGAGCGTTTGGCCGGGTGGAAGAATCTCCGCATGACATGCCAAGATCTGGATGCTCGGACTGCACTAGAACAAATCAATGCTTGGTGGTTTGGTACTCCGTGGCAACCGTATTATCTACACTGGGACGATGTAGAGACTTGGCCTGATCCGTGGGCTCTTTTGAGCGATGATGTGTATTGTGATCTTGCAAGAAGTCTTGGAATCATGTATACTATAAGCATGTTGGAACGTCAGGACCTTGCCGATGCCGAATTGATCATGTCACAAAATGGACATAATTTAGTCTCGGTCGGTCAATCAAAATATATACTTAATTGGAGCCCGGACACAGTAGTAAATACTTCCTCCGATATACAGATACAACGAAGTCTCAAATTATCCGAGATCGCACAAAAATACGAATAGAACAACAATGAACCAAATCACCGTAGTAAAACGCAGTGGCCGTCGCGAACCATTGGATCTAGTCAAATGGCAGGCACAGATAGCCAAGGTATGCCAAGGCATCGCCGACGTCAGCCAAAGCATGATTGAAATCAAAAGCCAGTTGCATTTTTATGATGGAATCACCACCACGGAAATAGATGGAATCACGCTAAGAAGCATCGTGGATCTGATCGACGTAGAAAGCAATCCGGACATAGGCAATGTGAACTATCAGTATGTGGCTGGCAAACAACGACTCAGCATGCTGAGGAAAGATGTATATGGCAGCTATGATCCTCCGCATCTTTACGAAATCGTCAAACGCAATGTTGCTGTAGGCCTGTATTCGTCCGAACTGCTGTCATGGTACAGCGAGGACGATTGGAACCGAATGAACGACATGATCGACCACGACAAGGACGAACTGTACGGATATGCTGCTATCGAGCAAATGATTGAAAAATATCTAGTGCGTAACAGAGCAACAAAGGAAATTTATGAAACTCCACAAGTTAGATACATGGTCGCGGCCGCTACTGTGTTTCATGCCGAAGAACCCAACAACGCACGCCTGCGCTACATCAAGGAGTACTACAACTGTGCCAGTGACGGACTGTTCACTCTTGCCACTCCTGTGCTTGCAGGGCTTGGAACTCCTACTAAACAGTTTAGTTCATGTGTGCTTATACGTGCAGATGATGATCTGGATAGTATTTTTGCATCGGGCGAGATGATGGCCAAATATGCCAGCAAGCGTGCTGGCATTGGTCTAGAAGTGGGACGTCTAAGACCGCTGGGCAGTCCTATTCGTGGTGGCGAAATCATGCACACAGGCATGATACCGTTCCTGAAAAAATGGTTTGGTGATCTACGCAGTTGTAGTCAAGGTGGTATTCGCAATGCCAGTGCCACGGTGTTTTATCCCATCTGGCATCTACAGTTTGACGATCTTATCGTGCTCAAAAACAACCAAGGTACCGAAGAGACTCGTGTGAGACACATGGACTATGGTGTGGTACTCAGCGCATTTTTCTGGCGTAGATTCAAGAACCGAGAGAATATTACATTTTTTGATCCCAATCAAGTGCCCGACCTGTATGAAGCTTTCTACAAAGACACTGCACGATTTGAAGAACTGTATGTGCGTTATGAGAAGCGGCAGGATCTACGTACCAAGACCATGGCAGCCGAGGATGTGTTCAAGGGTGGCATACTCAAGGAAAGAACTGACACCGGTCGAATCTATCTGGTGTTCATCGACAACGTGCAACGTCAAGGACCGTTTGATCCTGAATTCCATACCATTTATCAGAGTAACTTGTGTATGGAGATCCTGTTGCCTACCAAGAGCTTCAAACGCTTAGACGATGACGAAGGCAGAATTAGTTTATGCACTCTTGGGTCGCTAAACTGGGGAGCATTTCGTAATCCAGAAGATATGCGTAGAGCAAATAGAATTTTGTTGCGTTCACTGAATAACATACTTGACTATCAAGACTTCTTATCTATTCAGAGTAAGTTAAGCAACGACGAGATTCGCCCTATTGGCATTGGTATTACTAACTTGGCCTATTGGCACGCTAAACGTGGATTAAAATACGGAACCCCGGAAGCATTAGCCGAAGTTAAAACTTGGACCGAACACCAAGCGTATTACTTAACAGAAGCTACTGTGGAACTTGCTAAGGAGCGAGGAGCTTGTTTACATTCTGCTAAAACACGATACGGACAAGGAATATTCCCGTGGGAATTAAGAGCCGCCGGAGTAAACGAACTTACTAACTTTACGCCAGAACTTGACTGGGAAGCATTACGTGAACAAATGAAACAATATGGTGTTCGTAATGCCACTGTTATGGCTGTGGCACCTGTAGAATCAAGCAGTGTAGTAATCAACTCAACCAACGGCATTGAAATGCCCATGAGCCTTATTACCGTTAAAGAATCAAAAGCAGGATCGCTCATCCAGGTGGCTCCTGAATACAACAAGTTAAAATCAAAATATCAACTTATGTGGGATCAGAAGGACTGTATTGAATATCTTAAAACCGCAGCTGTTATTGCGGCATACACGGATCAAAGCCTGAGTTCAAATACTTTCTATAATCCTGCACACTATCCAGATAGAAAAGTTCCTACTACATTGATTGCCAAGAACTTGATGTTGGCCCATAAGTTTGGCCTCAAAACTCTATACTACTCACTAATAAACAAACAAGGTAGTAAAGGCCAAGATGACGAGGAAGCAACTGAATTGGAAGTGATTGATTTTGACGAATCTGAGGAGGATTGTGTGGCCTGTAAACTATGAACTATCAACAGATTTACACTAATCTAATAATAAGTAAAGCACAACGGGCTAATGGCGGTAATGGACCTGCTAAACACAAAGAAGAATCAAAAAACAAAACTAAAGCATCAATGAAATTAAAGCCGCGAGCTAATAAAGTATGTCCGCATTGTAAAAAAGAAGGCGGATTCTTATCAATGAGTCGTTGGCACTTTGACAACTGTAAGGAAAAATATGTCACG